CCAAAAATCAAAGATAAATGAAAAATTACAATATAATTTGTATTTACTAGCTAATTCATTAAGTTTATTATAATATATTTCATTTTTTTTATCTTTGTTATTTTTATATTCTTTATCAAAAGCTATAATAATTTCTTTTGCTCCACAATTTATTAATTGCATTATTTGCACTTTAGATATATTACTACCACAGCAAGCAACTAAATTATTATATTCTAATTGTTCTCCTTTAAGAACAGATTTTTCACCTTCAACTATTATAGCTTGTTTAGTTTTTTGTATGTTATTTTTATTATTCCATAATCCATAACAAAATTGAGAAAGTGGATGAGAATATATTTTATTTTCTAATTTTAAAGGTCTATATTTACCAAATACTATATCTTCTTTATTTAAAGCTCTAATTCTAATTCCTACTAAATTTTTATTAATATCATAATGTGGAATAATTATTTCATTTTCAGAAGAATAATATTTAATATCATATTTTAATAAATTTTGATATGTTATACCTTCTGCTGCCCATTCATATGGAAGATAATTTTGGAAAAAATTTAATATATTATTATCATAATACTGTGTTGTAATTTTAGAAGAATGTTGTTTATAATAATCTTTTGTAGAATTATAAACATATAAATCTCGTGAATCATAAAAATCTTCTGTATATTGAATTTTATCAGTTAAATAATTAGCTATATCCCAAAAATTATAATTATTACCTCTAAGTTTATTTATAGCGATTAATAAACTTATTATATCATAACTTTTTTGACATTCTGTAAAACAATAAAACATCTTACTATTTTTATAATAATATAATTTAGGTGAAGCTTCTTCTACGTTTATATTATGACAAATAGTTGGGAATATAATTGTTTCATCGTTTTCATGAATAGGATAAGCATTAAATTCCACTAATATATTTTTTATATCTTCATCTGTTATTTTTTCTTTTAATTTTTGAATATTATATATTGTGCTCATTTATTGCTTTTAATAATGTTTCTTGGTCATATTCTTTTTCTTCTCCAAATAAATATTTAACTATTTGAATATTTATTGGTTGAAACACTTGATCTGTGACAAACATATCTTGTATACGACAAGTTCCTAAATCAAAATTATGCCATACTCGTACTGTAGTATATCTTCCTCTTCTATTTTTATATATATCACTTACATGAGTCGGCAAAGGTAAACAAAGTTTTTGACATACTGGCTCTAATTTAAATGCTTCTTGTGCTGTTATTGGCATTGTAATATATCCAACATCTATTTTATCTGCAACTGCTTTTGAACCACGAAGCATATTTTGATTCCTCATTTTAAATTTTTCTTGTTCTGTATTTTCTAAAGCTGAAGCATTTAATTGAGTTGCAGTTCTAACATAAATATTACATTCAGTAGCAATTTCTTTTAATCCATTAGATAATAAAAGAAGAGCTACATCTTCACGAATTTTTAAATCTCTATATTCGCTAAGTAATCCTGGAGAAGAGAAAATATAATCATAAAAAACATATTCAACTCCAAAATTTTGGACATAATATCTAATTAAAGATTGAATTTGTGCTACATTTGGATCTGGAATTTGTTCTATATAAAAAAATGGATAAGCTTTCATAATTTCTATTGCACATTTAACTCTTTCTTCCTCATCATCTTCATATGCCCCTTGAAGAATATGATCTTCATTAACGTCAGCTAAATATGCTGGAATCATGGTTTGAATTTCTTCTGCTTCCATTTCAGTAATAATAATTAAAGCTTTTTTAGAAAATCCATCTTGTATCCAACGTTTTGCTGTTTTATTATATCTAAATGGATATACTATATGACACATTTCTCCTACCATTGCACGAGTTTTACCTGCTCCGCTACTTGCAGATGATAAATAAAGTTTACCTAATCTTTGTCCTCGTACAATAGTATTCATAATATCATTATATAATGGAAGTCCGGCTTCTGGACTAATTTTAAAATTATCAATAATATTTTCTATTCCTTCAGAAGCTATTGTATTTCTATTTGAACTTTTACTTCTAAATTTTTTCTCAATATTATCAATTTTAATTTTAAAGAAGTTAAAAATATCATCTAAGGTCATTTCTGTAAATTTTTCTTCTTGTTCAATTTCTTTTTTAGGAGAAAGCGGTTCTTCTTTATAAATTTCAGAAATATTATAACCTTGACTTTTTAAAAATCTTAATAAACTTAATTTTTTAAATCTATCATAATAATAAAAAAAGTTATCAAGTTGAGCAATATCTTCAGCATCATTTAAATATTGCAATCCATTAGCATTTTTATAATATTCATAATTTACACTATAAGTTGATAAATAATTATCTATATCAATTGGAGTAATTTTTCCTGTGTTACTATTAAACAAATTATAAATTGCTCCATATACTAATTTGTGCATTTTTTCTGTAAAATCTAGTTGTTCATCAATATAAACTTTTGGATCTAATAAAAGAGAAGGATCTTTTATTAGACAACCTATAATTTGCATTGTATTATTATTATCAATTAAGGAAGCTATAATTACTCCTTTCTATAGACTATTAATATCTATACTCTTTTTATCTTTTTTTGTTATTTCACGTATTATAACTTTTTTAGGTTCTGGTGTTTCGGCAATTTTCTTTTCAAATTTTTCTATTAATTTATCTTGTTCTATTTTTTCTAATGTACTATATTGTTTTGCTCTTTCTAAAACATATGGAATAATACCAATTCCATCCTGACTTTTCTTAATATCACCCTTTTCAATTTCATAAAAATATTTTAAAGTTAATATCATATCTTTATATGAAATTCCGCGTTCATAATAATTAGTCATTTGTTGATACATTTTAGGACTAGGTTTTTTATATTTCCATATTTCACAAATATAATCACATAATTCTTTTCTGTCTAGTAAATCTTGATAACATTTTTCATGATAATATCTTTTAGTTTTTGTATTATAAATTGCTTCTTCTTGCTTTACTTCATTATTACAGTGTCCACATTTTACCATATATTCTCCATATAAAATAAGCCGATAACTTGTATCGGCTTATCAATTTTATATATATTAATTATACACTATTTTATCTGAGAAAGCAAATTTTTAAGATCATCAATTACACTTTCAACTAAATCTTGTTGGCTTTCTACAGCTGTTGAAAGCTTAATTGGCTGTCCAAAATAATCTTGAACAATTGCCATTTTTCTTTCATTCCATTCTGGAGTTTTTGGAAACTGTGCCCAAACTTTTCCAGCTTCAGCCATAGTTTCACTAAATGGACGTTTTGCTTTAGATTCTGCAAAACGATTACTATCTTGCTCAGTAATCATTGAAAGATCACCTTTCACAGATGATTCCATAGCTTTTGTAATTTCTTCAATTAAAGCATCATAAGTAAATGGAATTTTGGGAGCCATTTCACCAAAACGTGAACCTGCCATAATAAATGGAGTATTTCTTGTATAGAAATATCTGTTATTATTTCCATTTTCATCCCATTCTTGACCAATATAAAGAACAAAATCTACAAGAGCATTAATTGCTTTAAGTGCCCTTTTTTCCAATACGGGTTGTATTGTTTCATATTCTTCACCTTTATCATTACGGGCTACCTTAATTTCTTGATGAGCAATACAAACAATACCATATCCCATCATAGTAATTTTACGAAAAATATTACTAAATTCCTTACTGTATACTTTATATAATTTACCATAAGGAACTTCTGAAATATCATTAACACCATTTTGCTGACAAACATATTCTTCACAAAGTTGAGCAAAAAGATCAATAGTATCAAATACAATAGTAGAATACATTTCTTTTGCTTGCGGAGAATCAAGCTGTTTAACAATCTTTTTTACATCAGACCATTTATTAATATCAACAGCTCTTACTCCAGGAATAGCATGATAGCCAACTTCGCTAGCAAGTAATAATACATTAGGTAATTGTGTAGCACAAAAAGTGGTTTTACCAATTTTAGGGCTACCATATATCATGATATATTTACCTTTTAAATCTTTTGTAACCTTATTAGGTTGAATATTTAGAATGTCAATATCTGCCATAATTTAATCCTTAATCCATATATCATTTATTATGGCATTTGTTCAAAATTCAAAATCATCATCAGCAGTAGCTTTTGCGCTAACTGTTTTACTCTTATTTCCTTCAAGCAATTCTGCACGACGACGTTCTCGGTCTGTAATACCTTCCTTAACTTTTTGTTTATCGTATGCAAATTCTTCTTCTTTTGGTTCTCCACCACTTGTAATAATATATTCAATTCTATGATAAGTACGAATTTCTTCTTCAGGTTCTCCAAAACCACCAGCAGAATCAGAAGTAATTTTTTGTGTAATAGTTTTATCTACAATTTTACCACTAATTGAAACTGTATCGCCAACTTCCCAATTAGAATGAATATAATCTACAGCCTGTTTATTTTCAGCAATGAATGTAATTTTATCCCAACGATTAAATTGTTCTAAAATACCTTCAATAAGTAACCGACCAGTTTCTTCTCCATCTGTATCTGTTTCTTCTTTAATTCCAGAAATATAAATTCCACAATTAAAATTAGCTTTAGGATTTTCAGGACTATTTAAGGTAAAGAATGATCCACTAATACGAACTGTGCTAACAACCTGTCCATTAAATCTTGAAACATACATATTTTCTTCAAGACGGCATCCACTAGCACGGACTTTAGTCGCTTTTGTAACATCTCCATTAACTGCGGCCATACTAACACCCTTATCACACACACTTTTAATTTGTGTATAAGAAGGATTAATAGTATTTTTCTTAGTTTTTTCAAAACTAAAAACATTTACAGGGACAATATTTCCTTCACTTGTTTGAATTTTAATATTTCCTGTAAGATATTTACGTCCATCTTTTTCACGTTCTTCTACATCAATTTCATTTAACAAACCAACAATATTTACTGTATTATTATCTTTATAATTCATTATTTTTCTCTATTTTTATTTTATTTATTTTTATATATTAATTATAATAAAAATACCCCTACTAGTCAAATAAGTAAGGGTATATATTTACATTAAAAATTAGCCAACGTAAGAAATGTACTTAACTTTCTTAGTAACTGGCTTTCCTTCAGCATCATTCACGGTGACTTCAACGGGTTCAGAACGAACAACAACATTGCCACCACGCGGACCAGCCCAATAATTAACCATCGGGATGGTAGCTTTTGGACTCAGACCAAGAGCTTCCGCCAGAGAATCATTTGTAATCATTTCACCAGTATGTTCCTTAAGATATTCAAGTACACGAGTAGTATTTTCACTAACTGCCATTATTATTTCCTCTTTCTATTTTATATTAATCTTTTTTATTTTTTATTTATATATTAATTATATTATATATAGTATATAATGTCAAAAATTTATTATAAATTTTACATTTTTAACAAATCTGTACCATGACTAGTTCGGCTAGCTTTAGGGATAGATTCCATTGGAATTTCACCAAAAACTTTGGAATTTACAATAGAATCAGTATCTTTAATAGCTTTAATTTCAATAAGTTCATCATTATTTAATTTACAACCAATTCTACCTTTAGTTCCTCTCATAGTAGTTGGAAAATCTTCCATAGGAGAAGCTTTTACATATCCTGAAGTAGTAATAGTGCATAAAAGATTATCTGTATCATGAATTAATGTTCCACTAACAACTTCATCTGTAAGTTCCTTAAGCCGCATACCAAGAATACCCTTTGAAGGTAATTTAGTATGATTAATAATCGAACCATCAAAAACTACAATATTACCTACTTGAGAAGCCATTGCAATTCTTTCATCACCCATACCAAATAAAATATCAACAACTTCATCATTTTCTTGAAGTGTGATATAAGTTTTAGTTTTCTTAATAGAAAGAATTTCTTCAATATCAATTTTTTTAATTAAACCAAGTTTAGTAATAACTACAGCTTCTTTTTCAAATTTATTTGTTGCAAAAGTAGTAAGAATTTCTTCATTTTCTTCTAATTTAAGAACATCAGAAAGTTTACCTTCTTTAGCTTCCATAAATTTTGTTGCTTCTAAGCAATGACATCTACCAATATTTGTAAAAATATAAAATTTTTCCTGTGTAGTACCATTCATAATAAATTTTACTTTACCTTTTTTAAATGTTTTTAATTGTTTAGGTTTTTCTTCTTTTACAATATAATCATTATTAATATTAATATATATTGTAATATCTTTTATAATTTCTTGAGGTTTTTCATCCTCTATATAATTATCGTAAACTTTTGTTTTACGTTTATCTCCAAATTTTTTAGAAACTTCATTCCAACCATTAATCAATTGCTGATTAAATTCTTTTTCATTTTCTAATATAATTTTAATTCTATTTGCTTCTTCTGTCAATTTTATTTTTTCTTCTTCAAGTTTTTTAACTTCAAGTTTTGCTAATGAAGCAAGTTTAAGAGCTAAAACAGCTTTTGCTTGTTCATCATCAAGAAGAAATTTTTGTTGAAGAGCAAGATTAGCGGCACTGGTTGATGATGAAGTTTTAATTACTTGCACAACTTCATCAATAGAAGCTAAACAAATAAGTAATCCATCAATAATATGAATCCTATGTTCAATTTTAGCTAAATCATATTCAAAACTTCTTCTATATACTTCTTTTTCATGATTAATATGTGCTTGGAGGGCTTCTTTCCAAGTAAATACTTTAGGAAATCTTCCATTATCAAGCATTGTCATATTAATACCATAATAATATTGAAGAGAAGTATTTTTATATAAAAAAGAAAGAATTTGTTTATAATTAGCTTTTTTATTAAGATAGATTTTAATTAAAGGTTTTGTTCCAGTAAGATCATTAAAACGTTCAATACCAGGATTTTCTTCACTTTCAATAATTTGTTCAAGTTCTCCACAAATAGTATTAGTATATACACCATAAGGAATTTCGGTAACTACTAAACACTTTTCAGATTCATTCCAATTGATAACACTTCTCAATTTACAAGAAGTACCAGAGCCGTATTTTAAAGATTCTTTAACTTCATTTCCATTTAAAAGTAAAGCACCAGTTGCAAAATCTGGCATAATTATTAATTCATTATCAGGAATATCAGAATTATTTAAAAGTTTAATTAATACATTATTAAGTTCAATAAGATTAAATTGCGGAATTGAAGCTGCTAATCCTGTACCAATGCCAAATGTACCATTAACTATATTATAAAATGATTTTGAAGGTAAAACTGCGGGATATTTTTCTGTATCATCATAGTTATCTCGCCATTCAGATATTGTATTTTTATCAATATCTTGAAAAAGTGAATCACATATACCGCTCAATCTTGATGCAGTATAACGTGGAGCACTCCAATTTCCGCTAGCTGTAAGATTACCTTCAC